CTCAAGCAGAAGCAGAGGGTATCAGAGAAATCACGAACGCATTGAATACAGAATATGTTCAGTATGAAATGGTGAAAAGATGGTGAGGAGATGTACCACAAATCAATGGTGGTTGAAACAGTTTTCTACTAGATGTCTGAGCTTTACTTTCTAACTAATTCACAAAGAATGTGTTGACTCATAAATGCTATAATAATGATATTTTTGGTCGCTCTCATCGTACTACCATTCTTGATAGTGATAGTGATGGACGAACCATTGTACCCAGAATATGAGAATATAGTGAAGAAAAAACTCAGAGTAAAATTGACAGCAGTACTTGAGAATTTATTTCCTGATAAACCAGACACATGAGAATAGCAATGTTGTTTCTGTTTGTACTCATCTTTCTAGCACTCATGCGAATAGTATTGAAGCTAGTGAAGTGAGATGATAAACAGGAGATAGAAGACACACTACTATGAAACATGAAGAAGCACAAGAACAGATAGAGGAGTCACAACAACCCCTACTCCCCTGCTCTGAGAGGTCACACCGTATACCGTACGAGACCGTACGCTACCGTACGCATACCGTACGCATATAGTAGCTTCAGCAGGGGAGTGGGTCAATTTTACTACAATATAGCACGCTCATGCAAATATGAACAATACAAGACAAAGTGTTCTACAAAATACCAGAAGTGGCAATACTTTTGTGAATACACCCACTCACAGCGAGATCAAAAGTTGACAGGCTTGTACCAAACAAATCACAATACAAAGTGAATATGAACATGGGTGGCAAGATCAAAATACGAAGAGTGAAATGAAGTGCAGTGAAAGAATTTATTTTGTGAATATCATAGCATGTCAGATGAAAGAAGAGTATCACTAGATGACAAAGATTTCAACACACTCATTCGTTGAGGAGTAGTTGAACAAGACTGAGTGAAAATCATCTTGAAAGATATTTGACTACAATACATGTACATGATGGTCACTACTTTTATATTGGAAAACCAACAACAACATGAAGAAGACAATGTCAAAATTTAGTTTCACCATGACAACAATATTTATTGTGTGGCTACTATTTCTTTTATCATCACAAGTACCACTTTGGTGAGTACTGATTATATGGTGTGTATTTTGGTTCATCTATATGTGAGCAGTTGAAAGAGTAGATGAGTATGTAGCAGAAATCACGTTTGTCGATAAGACTGAAGCAGAAATCAGAACTAGGAAATACATTTTTCCTGTGAATATACCGTATGATGCAACACCGTCACTGGCTCGTGTTGAATGACATCTACAAACCAGTATATCTAGTATAGAAGATGGTGACATTGTTGTGAGTGTCATCGGTAGAAATTTTATGTGATACGAATTCACGCAACCTCGACTATTTAGTTTCTTACTCAAAAAACGCTCTATATGACGTGGTGTCAACGAGGAGACAGAAGAGGTCGTAGAAAAAACTACTGGTGAGAGTACGCAGTCACAAGACACTTCAGAGAAAGAATGAAAGAAAGGTTCTGTGAAGAGTGAGAAGACTGTGTAGACCAGATAGAACATTTCTTGTACGATGACTTTCTGAAGCATGAGAAACGAAAGCGCTACAGAAAATCAAAGAACGACCGAGTAGTGATATGAAAACTATGAATTTACTACATAAGCAGTGGTAGAGAAGTTTTGTTGACCGTAATGCCAAAGACTAAAAAGAATGTTTTAGTTTCTAGCCTGTATCAATAATGTACTATATGCGAGATGGAGAAGATGAGATAGTTGAAACAGACAATGTGATAGAGCGAGGTGAATGGTTCGAGAACGCAGAACGTCATGTGTGAATAACAAGTATGCACTGGTGAGATCAAGCGTGCGTGAAAGTATCTACAGTATTTCTGTGACTAGACCACAACTTCGGTGAGTGACCACCTCTATTGTTTGAGACTATGGTGTTCGGAGACCCAGAGTATGATGGTGACATGAGAAGATATGCTACAGCGCAAGAAGCTAGAATATGACATACACAAGCATGCAGGTTCTATGAAGAGAAAGTGAACCTCAGACTCTGATATATTGAAGCCTTTACTTCTACAGATGAAACATGACACGACTCATAGACGCGCTCGACCGAATGGTGTTGAATAGAGAGACACTGAACCTGAAAGAAATCAATAGAATACGAACAGAGTTTTTGGAGATACAGAAAGATGAGACGGTAGACTATATGAAATTCGTAGAACTCAAGACGAAGATGGAACTGATACAGACAGAAGAACACAAAGACAAGATAGAGTTCTTCATCAAGATACTAGATATGCACGTGACAATTTTACATCATAAGAAACAAGCATGAAGAGCAATCAAAAAAAAGTCATAATCAATTTGACGTTCGGTAGTACTCACCAAGAGAGCACACACTTCAAAAGTCTGATGATGTTTCTCTGAAGACTACAACAATTGATGTTGTCGAAGCATAAGAAGAACCAGATGTTCTATACGGTAATAGAAGAACTAGATGACGAATAGCACTATAGACTTTGAAGAGCTTCTACATTTCTGCAAGAAGTCTTGTCAAATTGTGATGCTACTACCTAGACAGAAAGACTGATACTCTACAGGTGAGAAACGAACTAGAGCAATCTCGTATTTTGTACAGAACTACAAACAGCGAGAAACGAAAGTTGAGTATCTCTACAAACTGAGAGAAGAGTGAGCTGTGTGAAGAATATACTCTACATACAACCCTAGATCTCTGAGAAAGTGAGCGTCAAATCTAGCGAGTAGAGTTGCCAAAGGTATAGAGGGTGATGACTACTCATTCATGTGTAGATGAAAAGGTATTATTGCATCATGCTTGAAGAAGCAAGGCACTCGTTTCAGCAAAGACTACTACATGCTAGACGTAGATGACCCAAAAGAACTGTCAGAGTGTAGGTCTCTACTAGGTGAAAACTACGTAGCACACCATTGAACACCGTCAGGGGGTTATCATGTGCTATTCAAGCCTATGGACGTGAGAGAGTTTGAACACCTAGAATGAACAGAAGTGAAAACAGATGAATTCGTATTCGTTTGATAGCATGTATATGGTGTGGTGACAGGAACTATACACATAGAGATTTGACAGGTTGCTCTTGATATGAACTCGTGTGTGGTGGTCTTGTGCTTTGATGGTGTAGCTACCTAGTGCAATAGAATGCTCGAGCCTTGTTCTTGCCACACACCATATACATGCTGTACTATACTTTCGTTTGCATCACATGTACTTTTCAATATAAAGTATATGTTTTTTATATATTCTAGTGAATATGGTACTAGATCTCACAACAGTCAAGAAAGAGTGTCGATACACCGTCAAAGAGGTGTGTGATATTTTGCAGAAGAATGAAATCACTGTGAGAAATCATATTGACGTGAAACTACCTGAAGAATACAAGGTAGACCAAAACAAGAAAGGAAAGTTCAGAAAGTATCTCATCAATGGTGACGGTGTGAAGTTTTTACTTGGTATGTAAACACATGAAGAAATCGGTATGAATGAGAAAAGCGAAGCAGGCGTGAGTCAGAGCAGTGAAAGAACACCTGAAGAGCATAGAACTAGAATATGTGGTTGCAGAATATATCAATGACAAACCAAAGTACATGCCACAACGAATACGAGACATCATACTTCGTTTAGTACTTAACCCAAATAAATGGTAGAACCAACAACAGAACCATTCAACCCAAAGTGATTGAAGACCTCTGAAGAATGGAACGCATTGTTTGAGAAGAGAAGCAGTATGTTCATCATGGACGCTGACGGTTGGGATAGAAGCCCAGACTGACGAATGCGTTCTCGACATGAAGAGAAGATCTCACGAGGTGAGTTCAGTAGACGTGCTATGATGAGTACATGCGCACCATTGTCTGAGAAGATGTAGACTCTTTATTTTTCAAATATCTACTGCTATGCCAAAAGAAGAGACAGTGATAGAACTAGAGGGTAGAAGACCATGAAAGGTCTGAAGACCTACTAGAGCAGACAGAAAAACTATCATAAAAATATTGTCTCTGATTGCAGTAGACTCAAGTGTAGAAGAAGCCTGTGCCTATGCGCATATTCACTACAACACTTTCTACAATTGGTTCGGTAGTGGTGATGTATTTTTGTGGGAGTTTGAAGAACCTGACCCAACAGACCCAAACAACAAACGTACTGTGTCATATAGTGAAGAGACTACGTTCAAAGATCTAGTAGAGAGAGCAAGAGCGTCTATGTACGTGAAAGCAAAGACGAAGCTGTTTGAAGCTATGGATAAGTGAGACACGAGAGCAATCATAGAGTTCTTGAAAAGGAGAAGTGCAGACTATTTCGACAAGCAGGTCGTGTTGACTGATAGCAACGATATAGTTCAAGATTTAGTTGCTGACCTCAAAGATGCCAAAGCTCAACGTCTCAAGCGTGCAAGTGCCAAACGCAAAAAAACTACTAAGTCACGCAGAAAAGCAAAGACTCAAAGCTAATCTCATCAGAGACTGCTATGACATAGAGAACTTTGTTGACGTGTTCTTCAAGCATATCAAAACCAAGATAGACGAACTATGAAGAGAGGTTCTAGTTGCAAGCCCCTACTATCACAAAGAGATACGAGATGCACTGAGCAACACACGAGATACAAACATCATAGTTGCAAGATGACACTGAAAGACTACATGCCTACGGTTGTACTTCATGTGGTCATTGATATATCACCCAGAAGACACTATACTATATGTAGCAAGTGAGACTCTATGAGAAGAAATCATTTGAAAAATCATGTACGAGTTCGAGACGAATGAGAAACTCATAGAGACATTCTGAAACCTTGTGCCAAAGAATAGCGAAGATATGAAAGACAAGAAGCTCAAGAAATGGAGAAGCAAGAAACTAGAGCTGACGAACGGTGGTGACATAATGACAACAAGCAAGGGTCAGTCTGTACGTGGTAAACGTAGAAGACTCGTAGTACTAGATGACCCACAGGAGAACAAGGACGTGAGAAACAAGAGAGTAGTAGAGAGGTTCAATGAGTGGGTGTTCTCTTCTTTGTACAATACAATGCTACCATGATGACGCATGATTGTCGTTGGTACTATTATTTGAAACATGTGTCTAGTGAAGCACTTGAGAGATACCATGTGACGAAACACTATTGAGTACAAAGCTATTGAGAACTGAGAGCCAATTCGACCAGAGATGCGAAGTCTTGAGAGCCTGCAAGAGAGAAAAGAGAAAATTGGTACAGCACTATTCAAGCAGGAGTTTATGAACACACCATACACACATGAAGAGCGTGTCATAGATGATGCACGAATACGCTACTGAGGTGAACACATCAAGCCAGAAGACTTTGATTTCAAAGTACTATCAATTGACCCTGCTATATCACAGAAGCAGTCAGCAGACTACATCGGTATATGTTGAATGTGATACTACCAAGACGACAGGGTGGTTCTCTATTCTGGTCAGAAGAAATGTAGTATGGACGATCTAGCAGACTTGGTTGTGAACTTACACGCAAAACACGAGTTCAATGAGATACGTGTTGAGAGTGTAGCCTTTCAGAAGATGCTTGGTCAGATGTTGAAGAAGAGGTGACTACCTATTGTGCTAGTCACACCACACAAAGACAAGTACACTAGACTCATGGAAGTGTCACATCACCTAGAGTTTGGTCATACGTTCTTCAGAAAGAAGTGAGATGAAGAACTCGTATATCAATTGACTAATTTCCCAGATGTTGAGCATGACGACATCATGGACGCATTCGTTTATTGTTTACAGAAGAAACAAGCAGGCTTCAGAGTGGCAAGTATTTAGTTCTTGACAACAACTCATACATGTTCAGATATGTAGACCTGCAAATTCAAACAAGCAATGATTGACTCACGCCTAGACATAGGCACTTCGCTCACCTCTACTATCAGAGATGAATGGATAGAACAGCAATCATGGAGAAGATGGAGATAAGCAGAAGAAGCTACTACAGGTATAGAAGAGTAGTATCTACTGTGGTTCGTAAGTCGTATGAAGACGGTGGCACTAACTAGACCGAACTCATTGATTTACTGTATGGAGACAGCTATTGTGTGAACAATAGTGATGTTTCTTTATCTTCTGAGAGTAGACCATGAACATATTTTGATTTGATACTAGCACATTCAATTTCTCTTTCAAAAGCACCGACACCAAACTAGCAAGAACGTACAAAGGTTGAAGTATAGGTATGAGTGGTGATATGCCAAAGACTACGTTTGATCTATTTTTCACACACTACTCAAAGAACTCTGACATCAGAGGTTGTATCAAAGAACTACAAGAGACCGTCTGAAAAGGTGGTTATTTCTACAAAGAGAAAGGCTCTGACGAGAACCTAGACGAGACACCAACCACAAAGACTTTGAACATCATACTGAACAACTATCAGTCATTCGACATGTTCAAGCGTAGAGTCATTCGTGATATGTGAGTTGCATGAAACGTATATATTATGAGAGTAAGAAATGAAGCAGGTGAGCTTCTAGGTTTTCAGGTGATTGACCCTAGAACAATGCGTATCGTATCTACTGAGTATGGTGAGATTGTGAAGTACATACAGATAGTGAATTGAAAGAGCATGGACTTCGCACCAGAAGAGATCTATCACTGGATAGACGAACAAGACCCAGACAATGAAGTGTTCGGTCTTTCTACGCTAGAGGGTGCAATCTATGAGATACTAGCAGACAGTGAAGCTAGTCTCACAAACTACTACTACTTCAAGAACAATGCTATACCTGCAACAATGGTACAGCTAGAAGACGGTATGAGTGAAGCTGAACAAGACATAGCAATAGAGATGCTCAAGAAGCAATTCAGAGGAGCGAAGAACAGACACAAAATCGGTGCAGTTTCTGGTATCAAAGGTTTTCAGAAACTACAGGACTGAATGAAAGATATGGAGTTTATGAATATGAGAATGTTCACGACCCAGAGAATTTGTGCATCATACGGTGTACCGAAAGTAGTACTCAACTACACTGATGGTGTGAACTACTCAAACGCTGACATGCAGTACACCAAGTATATAGATAATACAATCAGACCTCGAGAGAGTAAGTTTGCAAAGATGGTCACTGAACTCATCAGTGAGATAGACGAGTCAATATTGTTTTGTTTCCATGATGACCATATCAATGACTTGAAAGAGAAGACTGAAGTACAGATTGAACAGGTGAAGTTTGGTCTCAAGACCCTCAATGAAATCAGACAAGAGAATGGTGACGAAGAATACATAGAAGAAGAAGCGAGCAAGCCTTTGATAAGTAGAGCGCTCGTACCATTAGACATGAGTGGTTTAGATGATATTGTCATAAACACATGAGAAAAGGACTAGAACGTATACTCAAGAAGCACAACCTGTGCATCAAGAGGTCAGGTCACACCGTACCCAAACAACTACTGAGAGCTGAAAAGAAACTCAGGAGAGACATTCAGCGTGAGTTCAAGTCTTTGGCACAAAATGTTTCTGACAGGTTGCAAGCTGAAGACAAGTGACTACAAGAAGATATAGATGCACAGATACTACAAAGCCACACACTCATCATAAACTACATCACATACAACGCCCAGAAAATAAGGAAGTATTGAAACAAAGTACTTGTGCATGAACTGAGCGTAGATGTAGACCGAGATCTATTTGATGAAGAAGCAGTGAGCTACATGAACAGCTTGACCGACTTACATCTGAGTCAGAAAGCATGAAGCATACTGGTCACAACACAGACAGGTATAGCGAAGACTGTAGCAAGCTGAATTCAAGAGTGACTGAGCTACTGAAAGATAGCAGACAACATACTATCTCAAGTCAAGAGTGGTGTGTTGAGCAAGGCGAGAGCTGAACTCATTGCTGTCAACCAACTAGCAAAGGCGTACGAGTTTGGTCGCAATCAAGTGATACAATACTCAAAGCGTGAGTGAATGGTGTTTGATAAGATACGAGACACAGTGAACGACAGCAAGGTGACTCGACAGTGCAACGCAAACGCATGAAATTGATGGATAGAAGAGAACAAAGCATTCTGAAGTTGAGACCAGACAGCACCAAGAGATGACCACCCAAGATGTAGATGTACAACAAACTATAGAGTCGTTGAACACTGAGAGTTCTATGATGATACAGATACTACATACGACACCGAAGTCTGACCGAAGTGGTAGCTTTTATATGTAAATATAGCCAATGCCTGTATGAATTGAGAGAAAACATTGTACTAGAAAATGACGAGAGAATGTCATGCTAGTCAAAAAAGGGAGAAGACGAGTACCAGAAAACTACATAGAGTATCAAGTACCATTCAAGCAGGTCAAAGAGCAAGAAGACGGTACACTACTCATTGAGTGATATGGTTCTACTCCTGAACTTGATAGCTACAACGATGTAGTACTTGCTAGTGCGTTCGAGAAAGACATAGCACTGAGCAGATACCATGACAACCCAGTCATATTGAGAGGTCACGATGATGAGAAAATTATATGAGTAATGCTAGAAGATAAGGTCGACAAAGGTGGTCGGTGGGTCAAAGCTCATCTGAAGTATGATACCGACAACACTTTCGACATGATAAAAGATGGTGTCGTCAAAGGATATAGCATAGGGTTCATACCAAGAGACTACGAGTATCTACATATTGATTGAAGAGCGCTTGACGAGATCTCAGATGAAGAGTGGGAGACCATAAACATCTGGACTGACATCAAGAGGGTCATCAAAGAATTGGAGATATTCGAGTTGAGTGTTGTGAATTTGCCTGCGAACCCTGCGACATTGTTCACAATGAGCAAAGCAGTCAAGTCATATTTTACTGATTTAATACCCAAAGACATGAAATTATCAAAAGCAGAACTACTTGAATTGAAAAACAAAGCACTGAACGGTGAAGCTCTAACTGACGAAGAGCAAGATGCTCTTGATAATGTTGAGACACCAGAAGTAGAAGAAACTGAAGAGAAATCTACTGAGACGAAAGATGAACCAGTAGAAGAAGTATCTGACGATGAAGACGATGAAACAGACGAGGTTGAAGAAACCGACACCGAAGACACTGACGTTTCAGACGATGAAGAAGCTGAAACTGAAGAAGAAGACGGTGAAGATGAAGAAGATGAAGAAGACACTGATTGAGACGAACTCGAAGACTCATCTGAAACTGATGAGACCTCTGAAGAAGAGGACGAAGCTCAAGAAGCAGAAGAAGCAGAAGAGGACGAAGAGAAGTCAGCAGTGTTTGGGTTGAAAGAAATCAAGACACTACAGTCTGAGCAGAAAGCTATGTCTGAAAAGATGACAGCTATTGAAGAGAAGAACGTAGCACTACAAGATCTCGTTGAGAAATTGTTCGGAGCTTACGAAGAGCTTGCTGAAGAACATCTAGCATTGTCTGGAAAGTTCAACGCTATGCCAAGAAAGACAGCTATGATTTATACAGGCAAGAGTGTAGAGAAAGGAGACAAAGCGACATTGAGAAATTCTATGCAAGAAGCTAGAGAAAAAGCAGTCTCATAGTCTTGGACTACGAACTACTAGAAACTATTTTATCTATTTTGTTTCAACAACCATGAGTAATACAGAACAATCATTTGAAGAGAAAAGACTAGCCAAACTGACCAATATTAGAAAAGCAGTAGGCAAGATGAATGCAGACGAGAAAGCTGTTGAAATCAAGTCTGACGAAGCTATGACTACAGGTCAAGACGGATATGGTCAAGATTTTGTACCATCAGATCTTGCGTCAATCATACTTGAAAGTGTGAGAAACCAATCTACTGTGATGAGCAAAATGCCTACGCCTATCGTGATGCCTACAGCCACCTACACAATACCTGTAGAGGGTTCAGACCCAACTTGGGTTGCTACTAGCGAACAAGCTGACGTGACTGCTACTGCTGTGACTACATCAAAAGCAGGAACTGATGACCTCGTTCTAGTATCAAAGAAATACAGCACGTCTGTATATGCTTCTGGTGAATTAGACGAAGACAGTATCGTGAACATCAAGTCATATCTAGGAAACAAATTCGCTGTATCATACGGTGAGTTGCTAGACAATATCTTGATGAATTCAGATAATACAGCAGGCGCAACAGGAAATGTGAACCTAGATGACGCAACACCGTCAGCAGGGTCATACTACTTGCATACTGATGGTATGAGAGAGTCAGCATTGACAAACTCTATGGACGTGAACGCAGGTACTCTTGATGTCTCAGACATCAGAGATGCGAGAAAGCTCATGGGATTGAAAGGTGCAGACCCTAGCAAACTATTGCTTGTTGTAGGTATTGATGTCTACTACAAACTTCTATCACTAGGTCAAGTCGAGACTATGGAGAAATTCGGTGGTTCTGCTACTATCGTGAATGGTGTTCTTGCATCAATTGACGGTATTGAAGTATTGCCTACAAATCTTCTAGGACTGACTGAAGCTGACGGTAAGATCTCAACAACTTGAAGTAACAACACACTAGGTCAGGCTCTAGTTATCTACAAGCCAGACGTGTATACAGGGTTCAAGAGAAACCTCAGTATCTTCACTGAGTATCTACCACAGTTCGACCAGTATAGATTTACAGGTCATGTGAGATTTGCATTGAAATTGAAGTCTACAGACTCAGTTGCTATGTTGAGAAATATCACTGTATAATTGACTACTATACGAGAGAGACGCTGTGTCTCTCTCTAGTGGTGTGGCTCTACAATCACAGTACTAGAGAGACGCACAGCAAGCGTACTATTTATTCTTTGAAACCATTATCATGTACAATCTAGTAGCAATGACAGCTTGAAGAATTAGAGGTGAAGATTGAGTCAAATTCAACTATAAGAAAGGAACAAAGAAAACATTGAAGACTCTCGAACAATCTACTTTCTTCAGACGTAATGGTCGGAAGCTCGTTCAAAATAAAGACAAAGCAAACGAAGCTGAAGCGAAAGAGACCAAGACATCAGAAGTACAGAAAGCTAGAGTAGACGCAAAGAAAGCAGAATAGTTCGTACATTTTAGTCATCACCGAAACAGACCATGTCTATGAAGTATATATCACTGGTAGAAGCTAGAGCATACAACCCTGTACTCGACTGAGAGACAGATGCGTATGTGACTTCTATTATTGACCAAGCTGAAGCAATGATTGACTCATATCTAGTCGACTACAACTTCGCTAGTACTGATATAGATGACGAGAGACATGACTACAATGGCGCATGACCGTACTATCTGAAATATACACCTACATCTATAGATGAGCTAGGTTGAACAGTTGTGAGTGTCACTGAATGAACAGACTACCTTGCAAAGGGTAGACGCATCATGTTTGCTGAAACCGTTCTAGTAGAGACCTACTACAATGATACTTTCGGTTTTCTTGAGATTAACTACACAAAGAGTGGTACAATACCACAGAACGTGAAGACTGCTACATTGATGATATTGAATGGTCTACATAGTACGAAGTGAATGCAGTGAGTCGCTGAATATGAACAGGGTGACTTCAGAATAAAATACAAAGACGGTGGTTTTGGTGGTAAAGTTGATGACCTACACAACATCAGAAAACTTTTATCACCTTACAGAAACGTCAATGTTGTTTCCTAACGACACTATAGAGATACAATGACTGGTCTGAGCAGGTATTGACAAAAGCTATTCAAGCCTAGTCACATGAATACCTGCATATTTCTATGATAATGAAGAGAGTCTGAATAGTGTGTACGGTATTGAGTGAGGTCAAGAGGTAAAGAAGATGATGACCAACTACATGACCATCAATGAAAGCAACAAAATCATAGACGAAAATAGTAGGGTGCGAATTGTGAAGAAAGTCATCACAAGAACGAATGCGTTCAAAAAGTTTTTAGAAGTAATTGTTGTATCTGACTATGCTTAATGTCACACTGAGAGAGAACGTATCAAGAATGAAAGCTGACATCTCTATACCAATGAGAAGAGCTATGATTTGAAGTACAAATCTCATCAGAAGATATGCGTCAATCAATGCACCATTCAAGTCTGGTACTCTGAGAAGAAGTATCACTACAAGCGTGACTAGAGACTGAAGACAAGGTAGAGTGTGAACGAACGTACCATATGCTAGACGTAGAGAGTTCGAGAACTACAAGAACCCTTGAAGAAAGTACTATATGAAAAGAGCGAAGATGGATAGTGCGAGTCAGATAGAAGACATATTTGTGAAAGAATTAGATCTACATTTTAGTTGAGTATTATAGCATGTTCAAAACAATCAGAGATGAGTTGTATACAGTAGTGAATGCGTTGACAGCTAGCACAGATCTAGCACACGTGTACAACTACGAACCCAAGTCGTTGAAAGACTGATATGTGTCAGCTACGGTCTCACCTATTGAGAGTATAGAAAACATCTTCGACACTACTACCAATCTCAGTTTGTACCCTTTCGAGGTGAGCGTGTTCATGCCAAACGATGACCCAGAGAACAATGAATGACCGTTCTTGATACTCATTGACTTGATACTCGTGGCACTAAGAGCGAACGAGACCTTGAGTTGAAACGCACTTTGAGCTATATTCAGAATAAGGTTTGGATATACAGCAGACGAAAGCCCTCTGAGGGTGTGTCGTATACAATGTATCTATCAAGCACTGAATGACGTGAATTAGTAGATTTTATTTTGATTATACATAGTCATGTACGAAAACTATTGTTGCGTAATTGATGAAGTGGTGAAAGCCAAAGACAAAGAAGCACGAGAAGCGAAAGTGCAGAAGAAGATCAAAGCAATGGAGAGTTGAAAAGATGAAATACAAGAGGTCGAGGTTGAGGACGAGAACGAAGAAGACAAGATTTTACCTGTTAAAACCACATAAACCATGAGTTCAGCAAACGCCCACATCGCAAGAAAACAATCACTAGGTATTTGAAAAGAAAGTACAGCAGGTACATCAGTTTCTGCAACGTACCGAATACCGAAAACAAGAGGTGTCTTGAAGCCAATCATTGAAACTATTGAAGACGATAGTGGCTATGGTGTGATAGACGAAATCTATGATGCACAACCAGTGCAAGAGTATTCTGTGATAGACCTAGAGGGTACAGTGTCTGACCAGTCTTTTGGTATGATATTGACAGCCTGCTTCGGTACACCATGAGTATCTGGTGCTTGACCATACACTCATACGTTTGATAGATTGAATACAAACAATCACCCAAGCTACACAATTCGAGGGTATGACCCTGTAGGAACTGAGGTTGCTGTATACTCAATGCTTGAGTCACTGAATATCACTGCTCAGGTTGGTCAGTACGTGAAGTACACTGCTAGTTTCAAAGGAAAGAAACTAGGTTCAGAAAGTACACCATCACCTGCATACAATGACGAGACCCTCTTCAGAGCAAGAGATGTAGTAGTCAAGATTGCAACTACTGAGGGTGGTCTTGCGTGAGCAACAGCAGTCGGTTGTACGAGAGTGAACCTGTCAATTGACAAGAACCTCTACCTACATCAGACCAATGGTTCAGTAGATATTGATTGTATCTTCAACCAACAGTTCACAGTGAGAGGAGATATTGAACTCTTGTTTGATGACTCAACATATCTCACACTCGTTCAAGCAGGTACAAAGATGTTCATGTCAATCACTATCATCAATACTGATGTGACTATGACACCATCTGGAAACCCTACATTGACGTTCACACTTGCAAAGGTTGCGTTCAATGCTTGGGATAAGACAGACAGCAACAACGAAGTAGTCAAGCAGACGTTTGGTTTCATTGGTACATTCAGTGATACTGAGGGATATACTGCAAAAGCTGAAATGATAAACGAAGTCACTTCTGCATACTAATTCTCTAGGGGGTGAGTTTTGCTTGTTTCGCTCACCCCTTTCTACTAACAAGCAAACAGGCAAACTCACTTTTTATATTATGACAACAAGCAAACATGAAAGAAGTCGCAACAACTAAGCTACCAAGAAAAGTAGAGAGAGAGTATCAAGCAATCAAGTACAAAGGTGCATTGACTGAAGACCACACTGGTTCAAAATTAGAGCTAGACATGTGACAGGTGTATCTTGCAAGAGAGCATCTCATCAAGCATTTCTTCAATATGACTCAACACGAGATTGACAACATGGACGCAAAGGACGTGCCAGAGTACGAGGGTAGATCTGAAACTCTACGTTCTGAAGCGTTGGGGTTTACACAGCGTGAGGACGCTGACAGTGACTCACAGACAAGCGAAGAGAAATCTGTTGAGGGTGAGAAATCCCAGAAGAAGAACACATAATGTATATGATGTGCAAGAAGTTCTCATGGACTCCTACACAGTACTATGAACAAGACTATGCCACTATCAATTTGATGCTCGAATTTATGAGAATAGAACAAGAAGAAGAGCGACTGAAATCAAAAAGGTCAGAACAGAAAACTTCTATCAAATAATAATTCTAGCCAATGCTCAACAAAGACTATGAAATTCAGATACTCATTGACGCTCAGAACAAAGCTAGCAAAGAGATTGCACAGCTCTGAGGTGAAGTTCTAGCACTGAAAAGTGTGACAGGAACTGCTACAGCGTGAATGAGTGCGAATTTCAAAGCTATGTGATGAGTGTTGGCAGGGTTAGCTATATGAAAAACGCTACGAGATTTTTGAAAAAGCACTATTCAACTAGCAGGAAACCTCGAACAAGCAAAGATTGCATTCGAGACCATGCTATGAAGTGCAGAAAAAGCAGACGACCTACTCAAAGAGTTGTCAAATTTTGCAAAAAGAACGCCGTTCGAGTTGACTGGTATCAGACAGAATGCCAAACAGTTGCTTGCAATGGGTATACAAACACAAGACCTACTACCAACACTCAAGTCTTTGGGTGATGTTTCAGCAGGTCTATCAGTACCACTAGAGAGACTGGCTCTCAACTATGGTCAGGTCATAGCGCAAGGTAGATTGACAGGTAGAGAACTCAGAGATTTCACAATAGCAGGTGTACCACTACTAGACGAACTTGCAAAGATGCTATGAAAGAGCAAGTCAGCTATTCAAGACATGGTCTCTAGTTGAGAAATAGGTTCAGACAAAGTAGTAGAAGCGTTCGAGAGAATGTCGTGAGCAGGGTGACGTTTTGAAAATCTTATGGATAGACAGAGCGACACATTCCAATGAGCAATGAGCAATATGCAAGATAGTATGAATGAGCTGAAAGAAGCTCTTGGTATTGGCTTGTTGCCTGCTATGACTGACTGAATAAAGATACTGACACAGTTCATTGAATGAGTGAACAAGATGACTGGTGTCTGACAAGACGCTACTGAATGAATGTCTGTTCTTGAGAAGAAGACATATGATGTATGAATAGCACAAGACGCATTGAGAGAACAATATGTTCAGTGAGAGATCTCATTGAAAGACTATGAAGACGGTTCTATGTCTCTTGATACGAGAATATGAGCGTTGTCAGGTCAGATAGATAGAAACAGTCGGTCTGTACAAACGAACAAGACTCTCATGGAAGAGTTGGGAGCTTTGGATATTTCATTGCAAGCTGAAGAGTTCATCAATGAGAGAAAAACAATCATAGCGAATTCTATGGCTCTCTTGGAGAACCTGAAAATCAGAAGAATGGTACAGTTTGAAGAGCTTGAGATGATAAAAGACCAGAAGAAATTGAACGACTCTCTCGCTGACGAATGAAAACTTCTATGACAAGGTAGTGTTCTCGACAGTATAGCAATGAGTTCACTCAT